AGCTATGACAATCGTTCATGATCTATTAGACCAGGTTGAATTAGATGAAAAAAAACATCAAAGGTTTTACTTAGGTATCAGTGGTATTGGTAATCCTAATCAACGTTTAGTATGGATGCGTTATCGTTGGTTGATGCCAGATGATTGGGAGCCTAGAGTATTGCGTTTGTTAGATCTAGGTAACGTAGTGGAAGATGATCTCATTAGGAAGCTCAGAAAGATACCTGGTGCAACGATTTATGATGTAGACAAGGATGGGAAGCAGTTTGAAACAAAAGCTCTAGGAGGGCACGTTAAAGGCCATATAGATGGTGTAGCGAATAATCTTCCGGGTCTGGATCAAGACAACCCATATCTACTAGAGTTCAAGACAGCTAACGACAATCGCTTTAACAACCTAAATAAACTAGGTAGCTACTGTGAATGGTCCGATGAATACGCTGCTCAATTGCATTTATACATGGGATTCTTTAAGTTCAAACATGCTATAGCTATTGTTTATAATAAAAATAACTCAGACTTATATACTGAGATCGTAGAGTTTGATAAAGATCTATTTGATTCTTTAATTGAGAAAGCTAAAAACGTTCTATTGTCTGAGTCACCACCAGAGAATTACATACCTGAGACTGACTATCGCATTCGCAGTTACATGACTTCAGGGCAACAAGCTTCTTACTTAGGCAGAGCTTTGCCTGGCAAAATGCACTGTCGTTCATGTCGGTTTGCAAAAGTAGATATAGATAAGGGAGACGCTCATTGGCATTGCGTTCAACACAATCAAAAGATTAGCACTGATCGTCAGACTAAAGGATGTAAGCGTCATAACTATATTCCAGAATTAATACCGGCCACACTTATAGAGAAAGATGAGGACATAGTTGTGTATGAGAAAGATGACTTTAGATTTGTTAACGTTCCAGCTGACAAAAGTTCTGAAGATACTAACTTCTACTCTAGTGAAGAGTTGATTCAGGTGGTTAACTCTGGGTTCCCTATGGATGTATTAGAAAAAGCTGATTGGATTAAGAGGTGTTTAAAAGGAACAATAGTTGAAATCAAGCCTTGGGTTCAGACAGGGGTTCCATTTTAGTTATTACTAGCTCGCACCTTGGATTGTCTTTGTCCACACCACCGAACTTATACACCACTTCTTTTATCTGATCGAAGCTGTCATCCTCTAGAATATTAGCTTTTACCAAAGCATCACACGCAAACTTATCTATGATTGAACAAGGATTACTAACATCCAATCTTCTTTTACTTCTAGCGTAGTAAGTGTAAGTTAAAACTACTGGCTCAGAAAAGCTATCAAAGCCTTCTAGTCTAGGCACAAGGTTATCTGAATAAACTCTTTTAGCTGTGGATAACACCCGGTAGTGAGCGTTGCGATAGTTGTTTAAGTTGAGAATGAACTTCTTATTCTTTGAGTAGAAGACTTCTAATGGTAAATCTATTTCCAAGTTTAAGGTTTTCCTGTAAGAATTTTATTCAGTTCCTCCTCTCTTAAAACATCTGCTGCTCTTGTTCTTGAAGGACTTGTAGATTTTACACTAGGATCTATAAATTGTCCTTGCAAACTTTGTGCAATTAAGTTTGCTCTAGTTGTTCCTAATTTACCTATAGGTAGTGGTTGAGCAGCTTTTCTTTCTGTACCTAGTAAAGCAAAATTCATCATTTCATCACTGATTTCTATCGGATTAAATAGTCCTGCCATCACCATGTCTCTATTGGCAACTTTTGCTATTTTTAATTGTTTGTCTATTTCATAAGTTTTTAAACCAAGCTTTCTTGCATCTTCAATAGCTGTATAAAGTGTTCGTAAAGAATTGTACCTAGACTCATTTGAATTTATATAACCTTGAATAAATTCATCTGCATCTCTTTTGTTACTAGATCTTAAAAGCCGGTTGTATTCATTGGTTGTTTCTCTGATAGCTCGTTTTGCTTCAGCTGCTTTGTAGTAAAGCGATCTGTCAAGTTGAGGTTTAATTACTTTAATTCCAGAAAAAGCAGATACCATTGTTTCTGCAACATCAATTGGTTTACCTCTTGGTGAAATTACACCTTTTGTTCCAGTTGCTAATGATGCTGCTGCAGTAATAAAATCTTTTGGTACAACTTGCACACCATCTGCGTCAGTTTCAAATCTAATAGGAGTTGCAGTTGGAGAAACAGCATTAAATGAATGAAGCATTCCCTTCATTACTTTTTCTCCAGGTGAATCTGATTCATTGTAAATAAGTTTACCTGTTGCTGTTTTGCCTTCATATGCTTCTGCTATAGATGCTGCTCCTAAACTCGGAGAAACAAAAGGATCAATCATTTCACCAACCATTCCGAAGGATGAATCAGTTAATATTCTCATTAAATTTTCTTCGTTTTTTTCTCCTTCAGCAACAGCATTAAATATAGCTTTAACAGGCCTTTGTAAGAAATCATATGGATTGGTGTAACTAAAGTTATAGAAGCCTGTGATGTTACCTGCTTTATCAGTTCCTGTAGGAATTAATGTAGCTGTTTTTTCCCAAGGAGCAGCAAAGGATCTTTTATAAGCATCTATTTTTTCTTCTTCAGCTCCAGTTAAAGCTACTGCTGTAGCTGTTAGACCAGTAGGTATGCCAACAGTTACTGTCATACCACCAGCTATTCTTCTGGCACCTACTTTTTGCAACTCAACACTATTGCTCGCAAGTTCTTTTATGCCTCTAGACATAGTGTTAACTGTATTTCTTATTATTTCAGCAGGGAAAGCTGTAAAGTTACCTATGACTGGTAAGTATTTTAATTCTTTTACTATCTCTGGAACTCTTGAGTAGGTAGGTGTTACGTTCAATGCTATGTCAGCAGCTTCACCTTTAATAAACTTATCTACAACAGTATCTCCAGCAGCCTTTAATTCACCCACATTAATAACAGGTTGGCCTTTATCATTTAATTTTATAAGACTTTGAATTTGAGGATCGGACATGTTCTTACCAGCAGTTATTGGAAGCACTGTGTCATCTGTAGAATTAACTATAACCTTAGAAAGTTTTGATTGTTCTCCACTCCAGTTAATTAACCTAGCAGCGTTATCTGATCCTGTGTACGCTCTTTCTGCAATACCAAGCGGTCCTTCTTTTAACCTGGTCATGATTTCACCTATTGGTCTTGCTTTTAATCTTCCTAGAATTTCCATGTTATTAGTTGAAAAAGCAGCAACGTCAGCTATTTCTTGTAGTTGAGTTCCTCTACCAACCATCAGATTATATTCAGATGCTTCTTTTATTTGATCAGCAAGTTTTGCTTTGCCTTTAGGATCAAATATTCCAGCAAAAGCTAACTTAAAATTCTTTGCAAAGTTACCACTCGGTCCCAAGTTACCATTCATCATAGCCATAAAAGGAACACTGGTATTGTTTCTTATTTGAGCAGTGGGACCAAGAATGGTTTTACCATATTGAGAAATGGCTTTTAAACCTAGAAGTCCTTGATATGTTTTTTGTAATGGAGGAGGAACATTTTTTAACCATTGACTTGCAGTTTCATTTAAAGCTTCATGAAAAACTTCTGGTGCAAAAGTATTGTTTAAATGTCCTGCATCTTCTCCAAATTTAAAATATTGAACTCCATCAATGTAAGGGGCAGGGTCTGTTATCTTGCCATTTGGAAATAATTCTTCAGCTGTTTTTAAAAATGTTGTTCTACCAGTTGCTTCAGCTGTGTCGTTTAAAAATCTTATTTCTTCAAAAGCTTTTGATTTTCCAGCTAAAGCTCCAAGCTTAGACATAGTTTCTGAGGCAGCAACAGATTCGTCTAGTAATGCTTTTTTCCAATCACTAGACTTAGAATAATCAAGTGCAGTAACTTCTCCCATAGCCTTTCTTACTGCTGGTAAATCTTTTAATGTCTTTCCTTTTAATGAACTAAAATTTATACCTTCCATAAACATCTCTGGAGTTTGAGTTCCTTTAGAGTTGCCAGGATTAACTAACTTAGAAAAAGCACTTTCAGCAGCATTTTTAGATTCAAGACCTGGTATTTTTTCTCGAATTTCTTTGATGGCTGCTTTTTTAAAATCTTTTGGAACTACATAATTAGAATCTATCATGGCTCTGTAGGTAGTCGTTCCATATAATCCAATGTTCTCACCAATGGTTTCTCTTAATTGTTTTGGTATAAATAATCTAGAAATTGTTCCACTTGCATTTTGTTCACTAAAATCATAAATCAATTGTTGTTCTTGTTTAAATGCTCCTTGATTTCTTTTCAAGATTTTAGATATTTTATTATCTTCCCCTATTAACTTACCTGTTTTTTTATCTCTTGACATTATACCCAATGCTTCATAATCAATTTTTTTACCAGATCCTTCAAAACTTTTGACAGTTTTCATAGCATCGTTTTGATATTGCTTCATCTTAGTTTTCTTCGCTGGACCTACAAGATCAGGAAAATCTCTTTCTACTGCAAGTAATGGAGCACGATAAGTAGCTATAGCTTTAGTGAGTTTTAAAGCATCGTCATCATTTAATTTACCACCAGTAGATGCTGCTGACTCTAAAGTATTCCTAATATTTCTCATTGAATCATTAATCGGATTAACAAGATTAGATGTGTATAGCATCTTGGCTTGTATAATATCTGCTATAAGTTTGTTATTAGCTTTTGTTTGTTCGTATTTGCCACCATATTGGAAGAATTTTTTTATGTAATCCCAACTGCTTTTATCTGCTTTAGCAGCCATAGCCACGCCTTGAGATCCGTCTCCTACAGTTGCTTTAGCTAATGCTGACATGTAAGGAGCAGCTAAATCTAGACCAGCACCCACACCTTTGACAGCACCTGACACAGCTGCAGGAACTGTATACATAATTGCTGCTGTCTCTCCAAATACTTGTAGTCTTTCTGTTAGTCTTGCTAGAGCAGCATCTCTTCCCTGTAAAGTTTTTAATCTTTCTTCATCGCTTTCTTTATCAAACATCATATCTATAATTGTATCTACATCATCAGTAGCTACTGCTGCATCCATTGCAGCCAAACTTCCTAATTGTTTTAGCTTAGTCATTTTTGATAAAGCACTAACAGCACCTAAACCTGGTATGCCAAATTGAGTAATTAATTGTGCTGTCTGTCCAGCTGTGCCCCCTACGTCTGGTTTAATAGCATCAAAGAAGTCATTAACATCGTCTGTTACATCTGTATCAAATAAAAGATCTATACCTGTAGTTGGTATGGTAACGAGTCCTTGAGGTATGGATACAGCACCAGCAACTATGCCTCGGCCTATGTCACCTACAAGAGAATCAGAACCTTTTGATTTTTTAATAAAATTTTTACTGACTCGTTCTATTTCCTCTGGATCATTGCTATCAACAAAGACTTTTTGTCCATTTGGTAAACTAACTAAAGGCATTTTTATTATGCTACAGCTGCTAGTCGAGGTAAGATTAAATTGTAGTCGCCACCGGCATCTTTATAAAGTTGTAAAAGCTGAGTATCAGTTAATGTCTGGTTAGTTGTTGTATCCATAATTCTAGAGTCATCATCGTAGTTACCTTCTCCATAAAGACTTGTTAACAATATTTCTTTAAGAGCACCTATACGTGTTTGATCAGTTAAAGGATCTGGTGCATCTTGATTTATTAATCTAAAAGCTTTTAGTAAATCTGGATCGTCTTTTAATCTTTCTATTAATTGTAACTGATCAGGTATAGCATCTTGTTGTCTGATTCCTTCTGCCATAGCTGCTTCACCAAAATCAACTAATGAATTTCTAGGCACAAATCCTTCTGTTGGCTTCATCATGGCCATAAATCCTGCCATCATTTGTTTTGCAAACTCAGGATCCTTACCAACCTTTTCAGTATAGCTTCCGGGAAAAGATGCAAGATAGTCCATAAATGAAGGCTCTGTTCTGCCAGCTGCTGTTGCTCTTTCTAAACTGTTTTGATAAAGAATATCTTTCATTGCATCTGATTCTTCAATTTCAGGAATGGTTGCTGCACCTGATCCTGTGCCTGGTGGTTTCTTTTCATCATCACCAAATAAAGCTTTGCCGCCATAAACTGCCCCAGTAATTGCAGGTGCTCCATAAAACAATGCTCTACCTGCTTGTCTTTTTGGAGTAGGAATCTGTTTTACAAGGTCTGTTGCTTTTCTACCAAACATAGCAATACCTGGTGGTATAAATGAATCAACGTCTTTAGGTTTATTCTTTGAACCTTTAGGTCGCCCTGGACCTTTTTTCACTTTAGGTTCAGCTTTCTTTTCTTTAGCTTTAGCTTTTTTTGCTTTGCTTTCAGCTTTCTTTGCTTTAGTCTCAGCTTCTTTTGCTTTAGCTCTAGCTTTTTTTGCGTCAGCTTTAGCTCTTTCAGTTTTAGATATTCTCTTTCTAACCCATTCCGTACCTTTTTTAATCACCTCTTTTCCACGCCCGAACTTAGCTATGCCACCAGCAGCCATCATCATTGGTTCCATAGTAGCTATACCACCATTAGCAAAGTTAACGTAGTTACTTTCTACATCTGTTTTAAATTCATCAAAGTCTTTATTAGCATCACGTAAAGCTTCAGGATTGCCTTGTTTAATTTCAGGAGTATTTACTTTAGCAGAACTTATTGAAAATCCTTGAGTCATCTTAGGAGCATCATCACCCCCCATACCGCTTAACGCAGATCCTAGTTTTGCAAAATCTATACCGCCACCTTCTGACATGCCTATTGGAATTATGTTAGCTATACCACCACTTTCATATCTTCTAATCTCTGGAGTGTTAATTGATGTTCCTTCAATCATATACCCAGGACTCATTTCCCCAGTTTCTCCTAATGCTCCAAGATCACTTAATGCTTTTCCAATCACTGACCATTTGTTTTCTTCTTCTTGGTCTTCTTGGTCTTCTTGTTCATTTTCGTTTGCAACTTGAAGATCTTCTTCTGCGTCATCTAATGCATCATTACCTAAAACACTTCTAGCAATAGTTCCAACATCATCTCTAAACTCTTCATCAGCAGCGAGTGGACCTACAATTGCTGTTGTAGGAACTCCCCATGCAAACGATTTACTGCCAAGTATTTTTTCTATTCCACTTGGTTTATATCCTTTAGATGCTTTGTTCGCAATTCTTGCAGCCTTAATTCCTCTATTTGCAGCAGCTCCAAATGGACCAGCAGCATACAAAGGTAATGTTGCCCACTCATAAGGATCAGTGTAATCAAAGATGTAATCTTTTCCAAAATCATGTGCATCTTTCATTGTTTGTTTAGTTCTTTCAGGATCTCTAGCATATGAAACTGCTAAATTAAAAGGACTAGATAGAGCACTATATTTTTTAACACCTTGTAAAAAGTTATCAAACATACCTGGTTCTTCAACCAAGTCACCATTAGCGTATCTTATTGGGGCAAGTCCTGACGTAATACTCATTACATTACCTTGCTGTAATCTACAGCGTAATAGCCATCTTTAACTATTACCGCATCTGGTTTAACTTCTAGAACTTCTTGAGCTAGTACGCCCTCAGCTGGTTCGCTTTCAGCACCCAGTGCTTTACCTTTTTCGTTCCAATCCCATGTGTACCAATTGATACCTGGCTCTAGTTCACCGACTTTTTTAATGTTAGTTTTTAACTCTAAGTCAGACATACCAACTATAGTAGCTATAGTTCCTGCGGCACCTAATGCTTTAGAGAAACTGCTTGGCTCTTGATAAGAACCACGTTGATAAGCACTCGTACCAGTTCCACCAGATATTCCACCCATTGGTGATCCAGCCAGTAACTGTTGACCTTGCATAAGTCTTTGCATTGGCTCTCCAGCAAGTTGTTGTGCTCCAGTAAATTGTCTTGATAGTGCTGCTTGTTGAGTAGCCTGACCTTGTTGGCCTAATTGATTCAACATACCTATTTGTGCGCCTAACTGACTTTGTCCTTGTTGTCCCAATCCAGCAATGCCTTGACCAATCTGGCCATATTGTTGTCCTAAC